TATCCTGTAATATTACTAAAGTCAGGATTTCCTAAAGCATTTTCAGGTGCTAGTAATGTTTGTTTAATTACAGTACCATCTTGATTATTATAAGTTAATTTCTTTGCAATAATATTGTCAGTAGATGATACTTGACCTTGGAATGTAACTGGACCAGCAAATATAGATTCTAACTGGTTAGATGCACCACCAATAACTGTTAGTTTATCAGTAAGAACAATCTCTGAGAATGTTTCGATGGTTGTGTTCTCTTCACCAATAACATTTAACTGTGCAATGTCCTCATTGGTGATCTGACCTGTAACTGGGTTAATAACTTGGTTACCAATGAATAGGTCACCATTAGAGTTAAGACCAGAGTAGAAAGCAACACCTGCTTCTTCCTTAATAGACTGAGAGAACTTAACCTGATCATTAGATAATGTCTCAACTTGTGTTTGAGGGAACGCAGTTGAATAGTTACCTGGACCAAAACCAAGATACTCAAACGTATGGTTACCTGATCTTAGAATTGAATGTCGTCTAAACTCAACAGGAATAGGTGCTACAGAACCATCATTATTTTCTCTAATATTAATCTTTCTAACTTCTTCATCACCAGCACGAGCAGTTAATTCAACATCAGAAAGTTCTCTATTAATTGCATCCCATCCAGGAGTTGTACCTGGTTGTGTCCATCCATTATCAGCAAGAATGAATTCTATTGCTTCTTTAGTAATAGACAATTTAGGATCTTTATTAGGAGTTGGTGTAGCACCATCAGTTGCATTTACAAGACCTATAATTTCATTATCAGCAACAGATACAGCAGCATCAGGGTCAGCAACAGGGTTATCTCTATCAAACGTAGGATATACTTCGTTAACATTTTGACTGAACTTCCTATCATTGAAATTAGAAGTTGAAGGTGCAATAGATCCACATAGGAGAGTTATATAATAGATACCATCATCAACACCTCGAACAAATGGTTGTACTACTTCAATATCATAAACATAATAACACTTATTTAAAGAATAAGAGGTAGTATCAGTATTCAAAGGTTGCATTACATAACCAGATAGAGGATCTCTTGGTAATGGATTTGCCTTATCTTTATCAATTACAAATCTAACACGATATGTTCTATCTTGAAGATCCCTACCATCAGAAATTCTCTTAATGAAAGTTGTAGGAGTAAAGTTTACATTATTATATTGTGTATTTGTGTTGATTGATGTGTAAATTTCATTATTAACCTCTGATACAGTAATATACCAACCACCAACAGTACCTGCTACTCCACCGATAGTATATGTACCATCATCATATTGTAATGGTGAACCATCAGTACCTGGTGTTTTACCAGAGACAGAAGGTCCATAAGGAGTAATTGTTGCAGATTGAACAGTTGCTTCACTAGCACCACTAGCAATTAACAGACAATTCAATTTATCAGGTACTGCACTACCACCTGTACCATCTTGTCTAGCACCAACTGTGAAACCCTGTACTTTACTTGTTGGTGGAGATGCTTCAACAGTATAACCATATAAGTAAAGTCTAGTTCCAGGTGTTCCACCAGCACTTGCGAGTGCTTGATTAATTACTCTAGTTCTTTGAATATCAACGTTTACCCAGTTGACAGTAGTTTCTTGCCCAAATATTACATTACCACTAACAGTTCCAGTATTTGCTGCTGAAAGAGTAACTACTCTAGTATTTGTGTTAAAAGAAACGATTGTTGCACCAGTAGCAATACCATCACCACTAACTGCAACTCCTTGAACAAGTCCATTAACCGAACCATCATCAGCAATAGTAATTGTTGTACCACCTGAATTACCAGTACCAGTTGTTGAAATAACTTGTAGTGCTTTAGGTGGTATGATATGAGTAATCGCTGCTGCTTTATCTTTTGAGAATGATTTTGCTTTAAATCCAGCAGATCTAAGTGCAAGATTACCAAAGTTACTGTTACTGTTGGTAATTGACATGTCAGCACCACGTTCAGCAGTGAAGTGTGCATAATATCCAACAGCGAACACAGAAACCGCCTGAATAAATGCGTCATCAGTTGCAACAATATGCCTATGACCCCAATCTTTTCTATACTCAGCAAATCCATCTAAGTGGGCACCATCTCCAGCAGTTGCTACATCATAATTACCAGTTGATGCATTATATCTTACAAATGCTCTATCGTCTTTCTGTAGTGATAGTCCAGTGAACTGTGCCACAACCATTGATTTGAAACCAGTTGCCTTACTACCATCTGCCTTCATACCATTCATACCCCACACTGATCTTAGTGATAGGTTGAAAGCATAAGGTGATGCTGAGTCAACAGTATCAATCTCAGTCTTAACACTTATGTTTGAACCTACAGCATTACCTGTTGGTTCTGATTGCATTTGGTAAGTAAAGACGTTACCAGATGCAGATGTGACCGTGAAAGATCCGTTATAAACTCCTGCGTCTGCTTCAGATGACGGTCCAGTTGATCCAGTAACTCCAGAGATGTTAATGTTAACACCAACAGAGAATCCATGATCTCTTGGGTTATCAAATTCATCAACAGTAACAGCAGTAGCAGTTTGACCGTTTCTTGTAATCTGTAGGACTCTATATTCATCAGAAATCGGACCAACAATTCTATTTTCTTCAACCCTTGCCTGAATCTGGTCAGTATCAGGATCACCAGATGAATCAGGAACAGCAGCAAATGCTTTCGATATTTTTTGATAATAAATTTCTAGATCAGTTCTCTCTTGAATATTTGCAACAGCAGTATAATCATCTTGAGGTACCGTACCTTGAGCAATAAGAGTTGATAATGGATTCAAACCATCAGCAAACTCAAAACATGTAAGTCTATGATGTGAGAACTTAGGTGCTAAAGTATCCGTACTATCAGGTTTGTAGAACACACCTTCTTCTGCACCATCAAAGAATGAGAATTGCCAGAAATAAGTACCACCAGTTACTTTAAAGATTGCTGTACGTGGGGGAATATCTGCTTCAGTATTAATACCTTTCGCAGCATACGTTGTTGGATAAGGTATATACTTTGGAATTATTTTAGTTCTTCTAAGGTCAGTACCAACAAGAGAACAACCTCTAGGTACAATGACACCACCTTCAACGGAGTTGTATTTGTATAGTACATTACTAGATGATGTAATATCTAAGTTAGAGTTAGAATCAATAGGGGGAACATTAGTATAAAGAACCTCACCAGGACGATTATCAATAACATATTCAGATGGATAGAGCATGATACTGAAAGCATCAAACTCGTCATTACTTAAACCAACTCTATATGAAAACTTAGCAACTTCTAGAAATGCTCTTTGAATAGTTTTAAAAGGTCGCAGTGCTGAGTTTCCTCTATTGTCAATAGCATCAGAAGCATCGAAGTCATCTGGGTTGACATATATGATACGTCCAGTTCTGGACGTAATAATATTCTTTAACCTGGTGAGTGCCATTACTTATACTGCCTTTTGATTATTTATGATTGACCAAATATTCTAGTCGTAATTGCATTTGAAGCATCTTCAAAACCAACTAAACTGAATATATTATTTGCTGTTGTTGATTTTACAACAAGTGTTTCACCAGGTCCAACAACTAATGAAGTAATTCTATCTACTTCATTATTACCAGTAGCATCACCATCAACGAGATAATTAGATACCTCTACTGCTGCAGATGCAACATCAACACTATTAATAGTTGCAGTACTTCTAGATGCACTGTTTAGTTTAGGAACATCCCTAAACGTATCTGAACCAGAAAAGTCACCAGAATTAAGTCCCTTAATAAACGTCAAAACACTACCAGTATAGTCTCTAACATATCCATAAGCACCAGCAGTTTGACTGGTAATAGTGTAAGTAACACCATCTAAAAGAAAAGTATCAGTATTATCAACGATAGTACCTACTTTATCAAAAACATAAAATCCAGGATAGGTATAAATGTTAGTGAAAGTAATGACTCTATCAGTACCACCATAATTAGCATTCGATGCAGTACCTGTTCCACCATCATAAAAGAATAATGCTACTGGAGTTGTGCTGTCTCCGAACGCATATTGTACATATGCACCAGAGGAACCAGCAGTACCATTGGTAGTTTTACCAGTAGTATATTCTGTACCATTATCTGCTGTTGTAGAAGCATCACCATCAGGTCCATACTCACCATTAATAGTTTCAGAGAGATGAAAGTCTCTACCACTCATGGTTGCATCTGCAACATTAAATCTATAGGTACGATCATCAAAAAGTAGAAAGGTATCTCCACCTCCCTTATAAAGATTGTAAACTCCACCAGCAGTTGTAGTTGAGAATGCAAATTCATTATTTGCGGCAGTAATAGCAGGTGCTGCTGAGATAGTTGCAGCAGCACCACCAGAAACACCTATACTATCACCAGCAGCGAATTCTGCACCAGTTCCATTAAGTGTAGAAGGACCAATATGAAGAAGAGTAGCATCTACACCATATACAACCGCAGTTGTATCGTTAGGAGAAGTACCTTTACTAATTGTATCACCAACAGCAAATTCCCCAGTTATAGACTCTACAGGAATTGATCTAATAGAAAATACTTTGACAAAAACTTCTGTAAATGGGGGAGTGTAAAATGATTCAAATTTAAATGATTTTTCCTGATCGGTTGTAGTAATTGTATTACCAACAAGAAGTGGTGCAGTTGATGGAATTGGAGTTCCAACTTCAACAACAGAAGATGTTATCAAATCACCTTCGTGAAGTTTATATGTTGCAGCATCAAGAGTAAATTTTTGATCATAATTCTTTAGTGCCACATCATAAGCGGAACCTGTTCCGTCATTGGCAATCGTCAACACCGTACTAGCAGTCCTATTAATAGGTACTGAGTATAACACCGTATCAGCGTTAGCAGATGGTTTAAGTTGTGCTAGAAGTCCTTGTTTAGCCATGGTTAGTTATTAGAATCCTGCGTAGAAGAATTGTTGATGTCTAGTTAATCCAGTAAGGTTGTTACCACCAATACCAGCACCAAACGAAACATCTTCTAGAGTTACGTTTTCAGTAGATAGTAAAGTTGCATCTGAATCTGGAAATTTGATTGTTCTAGTTCCAGTAATGTTACTCATATCAAGAGTAACATTTGTACTTGAACCAACCGCCTCTTGGAGAACAGGAGCAACTATAGTTTTACTAGATAAAATTTGAGTTGCTGTATTGGTAACAAATACATTATTGTCACTGCCATTATTTAGATCATTTGTAGGTGGAACTTCAAATGTCTGGTTAGATGATGCGTTTTGATTAGTGACACTAAAAGTAATCTTCTTAGTACTATCTGTACCATCCTGAAGAATTAGTGACTCAACAGTCTTGTTTTGAAGAATTTGAGTAGTTTCCGTACCAACTAATGTAAGACTTAAATCTGGAACTGTGATAATTCTATTTGCTGTTAAAGCATCTGTATTAAGTTGTGCAAAAGCAGTTCCAATCTCAGCATCAGTTTGAAACTTAATATCAACAAAACTTTTATTGAGAACAGTTTGTTCTGCTTTAGTATCAAGTAATGTAGATGATGTAGCAGTAGGTTCAGCAGTTGTCGTTACAGTTCCTGCATCAGGAAGTAGATAAGATCGACGAGTATCAGATGTAGTTGTCCAGTTGATTTGGAAGATTGCTTCTTCATCACCATCAGTAATAACTAAATTATCTTCATCAATAAGAAGAGTCTTGTTAGTTAATGTCTGAGTAGTATTATCACCAACAACGGTAGTTCCGTTACCAGAGGTAATGGCGGGAAGGGTAAAGATACGAGTATTAGTACCAGTACCAATATTGCTAACTTCAAATCTTGCCTTTGGACCTTGAGCATCTTCGAGAATAAAAGTTTGATCAGAAACTACAAAGTTACCAGTAACCTTTACAGCACCAGTTCCTTTGGGAGCAAGAACAATATCAGCATTTGTAGAAGTTTCGTGAACCGCAGTAATGTATAAAGATTTGCTAGTCTCACTATTTGAGATAGTGGTCATATAAAAACCACTTGTACCAAAAGATAATCCTAACTGATCATATGCAGATTGATATAAACCAGTGTTACGATCAAGATCGAAACAAAGTCCTGGAGATCCCTTTTCTCCTTGGGCAAGACCTTTATGGAGTTGATTTATCTTTACTTTTCTATTTGGGATCAACGGATCAGATACAACTACAGGTAGAATTCCTTCTCCAGATAGATTTGAATCTGATATTGTATCCAGTTGAGAAATTTTACGAGTTCCCACGAATAATCACACAATTTGCTACAAGTTTATTTATAAAGGTATCTGCATTGGTAACATTCTATCCCGCACAAGATAGGAACTGTGTCATAGTAAATCTACCAAGTTTTTTACCCATATCTTTTTCTTCCATACCAACTTTATCTACTCCATGATGTATTGATGATGGAAATACTATAACTCTATTATGTTTACACTCAATTTCCATGTCAAACTCAGGAAATCTTAAATTTCCACCAGTAAATTTTTTTGGTTCTCTATAAAACCAAGTAATAGCGGTCAATCTTGCAAGATCTCTATGTGGTTTGTATTCATCGTTATTTTCATAGTATAAAATTTGAGTATTATCTTCATTAAGAGCATCCCAGTGATTAAATAACCAATGAGGATGATTCTTAAATATTTCCTGATCACGAAATAATTTCCTATTAATTTCAAGAATATTAGAAAAATCTCTTAAGGTAAAAAAACTATCCAACCGCAGATCCCATGTATTTTTTAGGGATTGGTGAACACCATTTTCATCAGGTGCCCCTGCAGCACCACGTTCAAGACTAGATCTACCCATTCTTCTTGGATGACAAAAGTAGTCTAGTTCTTGCCAAATATCATCTAATTCAGATTGATTATAAAAATCATCAATCAAAATATAGGGAAAAGGTTCATTCTTAATAATTGGTTCACCCATCATATTTTGTTAGTGTGTATTGTTCTGGTCTTAGTTTTAATCGTGCAATTTGTTTACATACATCATCATAATCTCTAAACCATGACCTATTAAATGTATCCTTAATAACTGGATGGAGATACCAAGGCATTGTATTCTTTATATTACCATTACCATTACCTAGTTCCCATAGATCACCAGACTTAACTTTAGTGAATACTGGTTTCTTATCAATCCTTGTCTTTCTAACCTTCGTTGATGCTAGACTCTTGAGATTCTTCTCCAAGTTTTTCTGCGTTTTCACGTTCTGCACAGAGACGGAAGAACCTCGTGAAGTCTTCTTTCGTCCAGTCGTTGAAGAAACTTTCGTCTTCGTCGTTTTCGTCCCATTCGACTGTGAACGAACCGTCTTCGTTGTCTTTGACATTGATCATCTTGAAGGGGAATTTAAGTGTAGTGTACCATGCTTTTTTAAGAGCGTCAAGTTATATATCAGAAATAATTAATGGATACTACTACTCTTATCTTTTGATCTGTACAAGTAGAACTATTGTGTGGTGTCGACCCATCAAAAAAGACTATCCTGTTCTCCACACTCTCTACTTTTGTACCATCTTCAAACTCTGTGTAACCATTATTAGTATTCACATAGAATACAGCAGTTTTGTGTGGAAACTTAAAATCAATATGCTTTTCATGTACAATTTGTCTACCTTGATTCGTATATAATAATGCTCTTGCTCTGACAAGAGCATTCATTTCTAACTGTTTAAAAAAAGGTATGAACTCTTCAAATATTGAACTGCTAGGTTGAAACTCCTGAAAAAGGTTATGAGTAAAATAAAAATCTGGGTCTCCACTATTAGCAACCTCTGCGTTATACAACCAAGGAAAATTATGATCTAACATCATTCTCTGTAAATGCACAAGGTAATCCTGTGGCAAAAAATTATCTATTATCTTTTTATCCATCTTGGTAAATAAAATATAATGAAACTTAAAGACCAGAAGGTTGCTAACGCTGCAATATGTAGTATCCTATTAGGATTAACTATTAATCCAATGGTTACAAGTCCTATCCATGTGTAATCTAATGTACCATGAAAACGATACCATGCATTAGCACTATACTTATCAATAAATTTTTGTCTTTGTTTTGAGAACCATGGTGAAACATGCCTCATCATAACAAAACCCTCATTAAAAAACATGAGGGTGAAACCAATCCAGAATATCATAATGATAATAAAAAATTAATAAGGGGGCACTCTTTCTACCTAGAGATCTTTTGTACTCCCCCTAATTTGCGTTTAAGTGCTTGGAGTCTTGCTTTTGCTTGTCTGATCGCAACAGGACTTTTCCTCGATTTATCGTTGCGACCTCTTTTTCTTGGTGTTTCGTGACTTTTGAGGTGCATCGTCTTGCCCTGTACTCGTCTATTATATAGCAATATCAGGAAATGTCAAGTGAATTTTCATACCAATTTTTAAAACTAAGATATGACCATTGCCCATATAACTCACTAACCTTGGGATCATACTGTTTATCTATTTCTAAGTTAGTCATACCCTTGGATTTCTCTAACATATAATTAAATTTATCATCAGGATTAAATGGAAGAGATTTAGCATATTCCCAGAAAGGAGTATCATACTTTGAACCAAATTGATAATGCCACAATATAAATTTTTCTAATCTAAACATTTCCTCTCTAACATAAGTATTAACACTTTGCCTAGGTATCGCACCAATAGTCGTACAATAAATCGCCTGACATACATTCTGATAGAACCCTGTAGCAGTTGCTTCTAAAGGTTCTAGGAATCCACATCTATTCCCATTTAAGAAAGTTCTCTCACCCACACAAACATTCTTAGCAATATAATTCTCAAAGGTTAAATCACCATCAGGTTCTACATCAAACAATTCCATCATATTATAAGTTGCTTCTTCCTTAGATGTTATTTTATTATTATAAAGATAACCATAGGATGTACTATCTTGATTAGGAACAACAAACGTCCATCCATCAGGAGTCGCAACAGTTCTCGTATAAATTAAATCATTATCTCTTCCCTCTTTCCGACAGAGAAGACAAGCATTTAAAGGATTGATAAGTGGTTCATAGTTATCTTTATCTCGATTATGCCTTCCTCTACAATCAATTATTATATCAGCATCTATTTCTTTTTCAGGATCATTTATAGTTTGTTGCTTAACTTTAAATAAACCAGATTCTAATACAGCATTTGATAACTTTTGAGGAACATAGTGCATTGACATGTTAGTCATTGGAAAGGGATGAAAAAATTCATCCTTAGACTTACCCCACCCTTCATATAATATACCACTCTTAAATGTAGCACCTATAAGATTCTCTGGTGCATACCAATTTAAATCCAACACACTAGCAATAAGTCCTGCAGGTGGAACTACTGTTCCCTGTCCTACTCTCTCTATTGGATGTTCCCCTGGACTATGATAGATTTCAATCTCATACTTATCATGGGAATAATAATAAAAATGTAATGCACTAATACATCCTGCATTACCAGCACCAATAATTGCAATCTTTTTCATTACTCATCAAATAAATGATGTTTTGATGTACCAGCATTATCATTAGATATATTACCAATACCTGTTTCTTCTGTCTCTTCTAATTTATATTCCCAATCTTCTATCACAGTATTAGAAAGCATCCTATCAGACAGAAGATCCATCTCTTCTCTTGCTATCTCTTCACTCTCTGCATCAAACCAAAAATCAATTGCCTTCCCAATCCTTAATAGATGAGGTTTAAGTCTAGGGGCAACCATGTGTGTATTCTTCATCACTGCATTACCAGCAGCATCCGATACAGACCCTCTGAGTCTGACATGTACCAATGCTTTGAATCTCATTTTTTAGTAGTGTTGGAGCGTGTTCTATTAATTATACTAATAAATTTATCACCTGCAAATGTACCACCAAGACAGACATCTATCTCATCACCATCTTTCCAGTTGGTTTCACCATTCATTTTGGTGTGAGTCATTGCTAATTGAATTTCATCAATTATCTTTTGTGTTATTCTCATTTTTTAAATGCACCTAACTTCATTAAGATGTAGATTGTAAGAGTTGTCCAAAAAACAACTTCTAATCCAACATAATTCATTTAATATACTCCACTTGATATGGTGGCATCTTTTCAATCACAACTTTAACAGGTTGTTCAAGTATATTAGCAAGTTTATTATATGCTATTGCTGTGTATACTTGAGGTACAATGAATGCTACCATTGCAACAATCCAAAACATATAGTAATAGTTTTCTTTGTTTTGTGTTCTCATTAATAAAACCTCTCATAGGGACTACCACCAACTTGTACTTCAATAGTATCGAATATTCTATTCAATGAGCGAGCAAACATTCTATATCCAGAACCAACATATAGTTGACCAAATAGTACAGATGCTGTTGCTACACCCCAAAAGATGTAATAAAATTTAGATTTCACTTGTGCTCTTTGTTTTTCTTTAGTAATCATTGGTCTTCATGTTTATGTTCAAGTTTACCAGACATTTCATATGCACCTTTGTTTCCACCGTGTCCATGTGCAATGCCTAGTTCATGCATTTTAGCATGTTCATCAATAGGATCTCTTAATTTTTTCTTACCTCCTCCTACTGTAAGATATAATCCCCATCCAACTAAACCAAAAAGAACTAAACCAAAGAATAAAATAAATCCTTGATCAGGAGTAAGGTTTAAATGTTGGATCATAGGTTGTTTCTCCCATGTACCAGGTAAATTATACACTGATGGTTTTGATAAAAAAATCATTTGTATTTTTTAAATAATGTTGATGAAGATTCTTCAGTTAATATTTCCATATTAATAGAGTATCTCCAATTTTGAGAAGTAGTTCTCGCAGCGTTATGATTTAAATCATTAGGAAAAATAAGTAATTCTCCTTGTTGAGGTATATAATGGAATTCTTTTCCATTACGTTCAAAGAAAATCCCATCTCCCTCTACTTGATAATAGTATACACCATTTATAGTAGAAGTGTGAAGATGATTATGCCACCCAGATCTGAAATCATTTATATTACTCCTATAACACCAACACGTAGTTTTATTTTGTGGAGTAATATGAAAGTTTCCAAAAAGTTCATAACATAATACTTTATATGTTTCATATAGATGAGAAAAAAATGAAGTATGATCATCATATAAAGGGAATTGATTATTTGTAGAATCATCAAAAGGATTTTGTAAATAATTTTTCTCAATAGAATTATTAATTAGTATTCTCTCTTGTGAATTTACCTCCGCAAAATTCTCAACACTAATTAAACTCCATTCTGGTAGGTTTTTAACTTTCACAGTTGGTCTTGTCAAAAAACTGTTTTTGAAATTCTTCTACTTGGTTTTGTATCTCATCAGGAATCGGAGAAACTTCATTTACAGGAACAATCATAGCAGATCCTGCATCTTCACGAGTAATTTTCCAACAAACACGTTGTGTATCTGTTAGACTCAAAATAAAGTCAAAGTGTTCTTCTGCTTGACGTTGTGTGATTCCAATAGGTCCAATCATGTTACAGCATAGCAATAAGTGATCATATCAGGATCAAGAATATCTTCGATATCCTTTACAGTTTCAGAGAAACCTTCAGAACCTTCGTTATCCCATTTCCAATTCACAGTCTTATCATACCCTTCATCATCAACGACCTTGATCGTTCTTTTTGAAAAGTTGACAAAAACGTGTGCTAGTTTAGATTCCACCATGTGACTCCATACTATAGTATCTAGTATAGCAGTCAAGAGATACCCTGTCAAGGGTCAGTTGATAAAGACTGTCTTACCAAGGATTAGTACTGCTGCTCCTGCTTCAAGAAGCATACCAGCACCAGCGAGAATAGTTACAGCAGTAGATGCTTGCATATAGACGAATCCAGCAACAGCATTAACATTGTATGCACCAGTGAGAACATTACAGTTATATCCTGTTGTACCGCATGTCAATGAATATGGTCCAAGTGGGTTTGCAATAATATACCTAGGAACAGCATCAGCAGACATACCAGGTGTCATAACTGTTTCAACTGAACCACCAACCATTCTACGAATACCTGTAATTGCCTTAGGAAGAGGTGAAGGTGGTGTATTAATCATTTCAACTAATGAAGGTGTAATGAGATCAATAGAGTTATCTCCACTAATAATAACTTCTCCTGCAGAAATAGCTGCTTGTCCACCACTAGATTCAAAAACACTACTGGTAAATTTACTAGAAACAGATCCTACATTAAATTCTGCACCTTGAACTTCAAACTTAGCACCAACAGTATTGATGTCAATATCAGATCCAAATTTGATTGTATGCTTTTGAACTTTTTCGTTCTTCTTATTACCTTTTTTATCTACAACTTTAGGAGCACCTTCAGCATCCATGAAGAACCCACCACCAACTTCAAGATGACAATCACCAGTAACCTTGATGAAATAATCACCATCGATGTTTAAAACATGATCACCATCAATTTGTTTACAGTTGTCACCATGAGTTTCTTCTGTATAATTACCAGCATATGTTGTATGGTCAGCAACTAAAGAACCAGTATCACCCTTACCACCATTTGCCGATTTTACGGAAGCATCTACTTGTCTTTCAAGTTCATCTGCATCCATGTCTGGATTTTGTTTCCTAATCTCTTTACGAGCATTGAACTTGGCATACTCGTTCTGATTTATCTTTACAGATGTTGATGTTGTTCCACTTGCTTTTTTATTTACACTTGCCTGACGACCAGGAGTTCCAACAAACATTTCATAGGAACCATCTAAGAAAGTTTTAGCGGCAGTTAAATATGGATCTGCTTCATTGAAAATATTATCAAAAAGACCACCAGATCCTGCACTACCACCACAAGTTCCTCTACTCTGTCCTCTAATTGCGTTAATTTCTGCAAGTTCTTCAGGAGTACAATGAGTAACACCAAATAAAGGATACCAACCTACAGTATCTTTACCACCATCAGGTTTACGATCACAATTACTACCAGCAAACTTAATGAACAATTGAATCAATCCAGTAATGCTAGTGATACCTTTCTTAAGAAGGTCTGTTCCTGCTTCAAAAATTTCACTACCTGCTTTCCATGCCTCAATAATTTCTTTTGCTTTACCAATACCATCTACAATTGATGATACAGTATCAACAATACCTAAAACTGAATCAAGAAGTCTTTGAACTTGGCAGATAACACCATCGATTGCTGCTTGAACACCCTGCATAACCATGGTTGCTTTATCAATAATTCCATCAAGAAAACCCTCAAGAACATTCATAATGCTTCCTATGGGATCTGAGATAAAACTAAGTAACTTACTATCAACATTACAAAGAGATGAAAGAATTAATTTAACTGCTGCTTGAATTGCTGTAAACACAACAAATGGCACACCAGTTGCACCACCAAGAAGATTAACCAACTCTAATTGTTCGGCAAGATTAGCAAGTGCTTGACGCATTGCAGCAACTACTTGAGCGAATACACCACTCAAGAAATTTTGAAGTCTTACCGTAAGTTGTTTTGCACTAACTAACTTACCAGTAACAACATCTAAGAACTCACCATCCTCCGCACGAATCAAAGAACCAGCATGATCTGCAAGATCTTCTACAAGATATGATAACTTATACTCTAACGTCTTCCAAGGACCACCAACACCATTAGCAGCAGGATTAGGTTTGTCTGAATTTCTTGGTTTGATAGGATTACCACCACTACCATTCATCACAGTTCCTATATTATTAGGAGAACCACTACCAGAAATAGCAGCACTCTGATTCTCACCCTTTTGGTTAGGAAGATCTACAGTGTTAGCAATATTTGCCCTATGAAATCCTTCCTCCTTTGTCGCTGCCATACTTGAGTTAGGATTGCCAGGTGTCATTGTGGTCATATTGGGACCAACGCCAGGTTCCATGTTCTCACCAGTAAAGGCAAATACTTTCTTCTCCTGTGACTCTGCAGATTTCTTAACTCTCATAACACCAATAACTATTGGCATTTGAGCAGACTCTCCATCCATGAAGAAACCCATAACAATAGCACCAGGTTGCAGTTGACCAGAACTTTCACCCTGACCATCATTTCCTGGTTGGCATGTATGTTGTAATACTGTTGCCCATGGAAGATTTTCTGTAGGAAGATCTGCTGTCGTCCCACCTCTTACATTAGTATAATATCCAAGCACACGAACTCTAACCCTACCTAACTCCATAGGATCTTCATTATCTTCTACTTCACCAACCCACCAGAAAAATCCGTCTTTCCCTACAAAGTTTACGGCAGGTTCATTAGTAATTCCTTCAATTGATGGCATTGTATACTTTTATCCTTACGACTTATTTATTACGTTTGTATCAAAGAGAATTTCGTTGATGTAATCTTCTGCCCATTGGGGATCGAACCATTGACTCAAAACTGCTTTAGTCTTTTTATTCTTTCTTTGTTGTTTACAATAATAAATCTGATCATCAATCCTCTTCATAGTATTGATCCATTGCATATCAAACTCAGAATTTTCTACTATACCTTTATAGAGTTGAATAGATTCTTTAATTAGATTCATATACATCTCTCGTTCTTCCTCTGTTTTGATACGCATGAACTTACATCCTTGTGAGAAAACATCATCAGTCCATAAAGGTAAGACTCTATTCTCTTTAAACTTATACTTGTATGATATGTCTCTGTATACATCAACATATTTTTGAGTTCCAAACACAGGTGATATATCAACAATTGCTGCGGTAACTGCATTAGGAGTTTCTACAATATCAGCACCGAAAATAGGGATGGGATAATCAGGAATAGGATATAATACACAATGCATTACAGAAATATTTTCTGTATATCCAGTTTCCAAATGCATCTTTCTAAGTTTATTACTCCGATGCATTTCATTTATAATGAATACATTATCATTTTCCACAATAGGATATTTGTTTTCCATATGCGTAACATCAGGAAAACTTTTTAATTCCTCTCTTATGTAATTGGCAACTGTCATTGACAGTCGAACCCATGGTTTTATATACTTTCCTGAATCCATAATTAAACTCTCACAAACTTATATATTTCATCTGCACCCCAAACAATTCTACCTTTAGAGTCTAAGAATTTATCTCTCATAAAAAGTTTATTGCCATACACAGCAAGTTCAGCATGAATATTATCAGTATCAAACTGACCCATCCATACTGTACCATCAAATTTTAATACCATATCACATTCTTCATTGCGAGTTAAACCACTATAGGTTCCACCCCAATGTTCTAAAATAACTTCTTTATCCGACACCTCTACCAATTTCTTATAAGTTTTTAAATACGGATCATCGGATTTTCTTCTACCCCAATGAATCGAATTTATAAACTCATCATTTTGCTCCCACTTAACAGTTACAGATTTATATAAAGTAGGAGCTGATTGTGCTTGATGCTTATTAGACCAAGTTCCAAGTAACCATGATAAAAAGTTTGTCATCAATCGTCATATACTAAGCACTCTGGCTCGTCTGGATGCTGGTCACACCATAGTTCTATTGTGTTAGGATCGTGATGATCTCCTGCTGCTATCTCTGCTGCATGATGAGACTTATACTCTTCCAAGTCATGTAGTTCGCCTTCAATGTGACGACGCATCTGTGGATTAGTAGTTGGATCGCCAAGAATAGCTTGGTCTTTTTCAATATGTTGTTCTATTGTTTTCATTGTTGTACCTCGTTGATACATTAGTATTTATGGGCATTATGAAGTTTTCCTTGGTATAGAATCTTTCAATAATAATGCTTCAGTAGTCATATTAGTACCAACAATCTTATGTGTCAACCCACCAATGACATATCTTCCACTATATTTTCTATCTATATCTGTGGTTTGATTCCTTTTATATGTTGCAGGTATAATTACATTCATTCCTGATCCTGCATACAGATCAAGATTACCAGGAAATTTAATCATTAACTTAATATTCTTTAAAGATTCAAACCTCATCCATTGGTATGCCTGAAGTTCTACCAACTCTTCATAATTTTTTTGAGGATTATCTTGAAATTTTGGATCAAAAATTTGATTTGATAGAGCAGTATATCTTGTACGTCTTGGATACTGAGTAATTTGTTTAATGTTATCATCCAATTGTGATAATGGATTAACTGCTTTACTCTCATTCAAATGCGACATCTTTGGCCACATCGCATCTATACCATAACGGTAAGCATTCACTGACATATCTGTACTCAATCCCATCTTAGATTGAGTTACGGTAACAGGATCAAAACCCATACTAAATCCTGCCCAAGCACCATTACGCAATCCAGTTAGGAAGTCTCTCTCTTCTGGAAATACTATAGTCTCAATTTTAAATTGATCAGATGCATCTGAACCAGATGACTTTGTTGAATAAGCATAGGTGTACAACTTAGTCGCACCTGTAGTAAAATTACTGTCTGACTCAGTTTGATTGTTTACATTATCAATAATTTTATCAATAGACTTAAAATTAAGACCTAAACCATTTTCCCAAAAAATAAACCCATTTTGAAGAGTACCACCCTTTCTTGCTTTTCGTGTTGACCTTTGTGCAAGCCAATAGATACAATCATATGGTCTCCAATTTGTTGCTATAAACTGCTGTTTGTTTGTAGATTCTTCAATATAAATCTTCTTTTGAGTTCTTATATACCTTTGATCTGTCTTCAGAAGTTGCTCTACAATCTCAGAAGATGACGTAGAATCAAATACAACTTGACTATTTCCAAATACATTAGTGATCTCATTCTGGAAAAATTCATCACTAGCACAATTAACAATAAATGAATCTGCAGTATTCATTCTTGTTCTTGCCTCAATATTATATGCTCGAACATAATAAACTCTGTCAAGAATTGTTCCTTTAATTACAATTCTAAACTGTTCAGATCCAGTCATAGCACCTATAAATCCAGAACCATCATTAAAGAGAAGTTGTACCTCTATGGTTGATGAAGTAATACTTTCATAGATTTCAATACCCGTAATAAAATCATAAATGTCATCATTACCGTCAGAACTTTGAAGTTTTTGACCATTCCTAAAGACGTTGACTCTTACCTCAACATCCCCCGATTCATTTCTTCTAATTGTCATCTGACTAAACCTCTCAAAGGATTAAGGTTAGATTGTAAAGTAGATGCGATAGATCCGACTCCACCAGAACTACTTGGAAGCAATGTCGGATTACCTGCACCTGTTTGTCCTGCCACTGATGCTAATGCTGTTTGTGCTGCTTGGATTGCTTGAGTATTTACCCCATTTTGGTGAGCAACTGCTGCCATAACTTCCTTAATCATTTCTTGACTTCTCTCAGCTACCTGACGACGTGCATTATTTCTTTCTTTTGTCTGTTGCTCTAGTCTTTTCTGTTGCCTTGCTTGTTGGAATTGAGCTGACCTGGTGTCACTACCTGGTGCGATTTTGTTATCTCCTGGTTTCTGTCCACCACCCCCCTCTTGGTTTCCAAATAGATTTCCCATTCTCATTTTTTGTGATTCTAGAGATCCTTGTTTATTTGTCCCTTTACCACTATCTCCACGAGAACCCTCACGAGCACCTTCACCTATATGTCCATGAAGACTATTACCACCAGCATATTCTTTACCAGCTTCTGATAAAATCGGTGTAGTACCTGCTTTAGCACCAACATACTTAAAGTGAGCACTATCAGGATTATGGTTGTAAACATATTGCCAACCAAAACGTTTACCATTTGCTTTCAACCATTGATATCCTTCACCATTAATATCAAGTGCTTCACCATATAGATGATATGACTCAGGATCTCCACCAATTTCCTTGTTCTTATCTTTACTTCTACCAGAACTTGCAACAAATGATCCTAAGTCGATTCCAGAATCTCTCATTGCTGCAGCAAACATTTGTGCTGCTGGTTCTGAGAATACTAAAGGTCTACCACTTTGATCCCTTGTTCCTGCAACAGTAAATCCAGAACCTGTATCAGGGTGTGATGCAGGTTTGACTGCCTTTACTTTATTTTGTGTTTTTGTCTTCTTATTATTACTTTCTGATTTATCACCAAGTCCAAGGAAACTCTTAACACCACCTATTAAATTTGAGAGCATGTTATCATTCGGTCTTTTTCTCGAACCACTTTTAGATGAAGACTTAGGAGTTTTATCTTTCATATTACTAATATCAAATCCACCAACTTTTAATGCTCTGATCATTCCTGCACTATACGTGTCAGTAGTATGTCCTTTTTTAATATTTTCAGGATCTGCATTGGGTGAATATACTGGTGCAACTGAAGCAATACCATCTAAAATATTACCAAAAGCATTATAGTTTCCAGGATGATTAGAAACATCATGCCAAAGTTTAATATTATCGCCTATTGCACTTAATAAAGTATCATATTTTGACCAACCTACTTTAAAACCCTTTCTAATAATAGTACCAAATCCTCTGTCACCAGTTTGACCGAAAGCATTAGTTCTGTCTGTGGCATTATAAACACTATTAATCCTAGGATCTAGATAGTTTGATTCGTGCATTGCCTGAGCAGCAACAATTTCAGGGTATTTTGCTCCTCCTGCTAGTTTTGCTAGATTATATACATGATCAAATGCAGCTTTCTGCGAAAGTATCATATCTTTTGGTAAAGTTCCTCCTTTACTAAAACCATCTAAGTCAAATCCTAGTCTCTTACCCTCATTTATCCTCCTTTCTGTTAGGTTTGGTTGTGTTTTTGTTCCAGGAGTATCAAAAGGAACGATGAAAGCTCCCCCATCGCTCTTTCTAGCAACGTACTCAGTTCCATGTCCGATGAACGAAGTGGATCTCCCTCCATCCAATGAAACTCCATATCCTGATTGTGGTCCACTAATCCATCCTCCTTGTGCAAATGAAGGTAATAAACCTCCAGTAGATTTAAATAGGTTAGTTAACCAATTACCTTCAGACTTATCATCTGAAGTTGTATTAGTATTCGTAGAAGAGATACTGTTCCCTATGTTGAATAGATTAGTTAACCAATTACCTTCCTTCTTATCATCTGGAGTTATATCAGTATCCGTATTTATTTGGATATTAACATTCTCACCTAAAGTAAAGTCTAACGCACCTGTGAGACTACCATCCTTATCAAGGGTTACGTTTCCACTATCACCTAAGGTTATACTTGCTTGATCAACTCCTGCATATTCTTCAGACCCGTCATCTCTTGGATCTGCTCTTCCACCCGATCCATCTTCCTTCATATATTCATAAAGTTTATATCCACCATAAGCAGTTGCTGCAATTAATCCAAGTGCTCCAGCTCTACCTAGTAATCCCCTTCTACCTCTAATTAGATTATTATGAAGGAAGATGAGTACATTACCAAAATCTGTAATAATTCTAGTTGGATTACTCAACCAACGAAGACCTAACAATAAAGTTCCAAGTCCAGTTAATCCTTGTACAAGTCCTCCTATTCTTTCCCAAGGAGCAGAGGTATCTGATAGTAACTTATATAATCCTTCAATAGTATTAACAACACCAAATTCTGCGACTTTAAAGATGAACGTTAGCAACTTAGAAAGGGTTTCGATCATCCTTGATATTTTTTCTCTGTTCGCAGGATCAGATAACCATTTCAAAGCAGGAATAATAATCGCTGCTTTAATCAGTCCACTCAACATCTTAAATAGACCTTCTAACCAATTAGGTTTTTTTACTAAAGCAGCAGGACTAAATCCAGCAAAAGGTTTCCTCTTTTGTGTTTTTGTAAATGTTGCTTCAAAATCCTTTAAAGATTTCCTTGAAAGTATTAACTTTTCAAGTTGAATCTTTTTAAAATCTTTAACGATTACTGCAATAGAGTTTACAGTTGCACCCAAATTATTGATAGCGGTAGTATTCGAAATAATGGGTTTCAACTCCATTTTCGTTTTTGCACTAACATTAGGTACCTTTACTTGTACAAATTTATAGAAATTAATTTTTGAATTCTTTTTTATCGCCATTATTTCATTCGCTCAAGTAATGAATTAGGTGCCGTGACTATTATTTGGTTACCACCCCCAGTATTTATTGCTACTGCTTGAGGAATAGTAACGATCTTTTCAATGATCGTTGGAATAGGAATAAACTCCATAGCTTGTTCCATAGCCCATTGAGAAGAAATACCACCTTCGGTTAGTGCTTGCTGATGTACTGACTTTACTGCACCAAGAACTTTAGGATCGATACCCATCTCTGATGCAATTTGTGTCATAGCAGTAACTTTATCACCACCACCAAATAAACCAGTAACTGCCTTAAGGAGTCCTCCCATACCTTGCTGTTCTGCAATATTACTAATCAAACCCATAGGATCTTGCCTAAATGAGTCTATCATTGACAACCCCTTTGTAACCGCCGCACCCATTTCAGGATTGAAAGCACTTAAAGCACCACCATAGTTACCACTCATAATATCAGAAGCAATACCACCCCACTTAGGATTAAACGTATTTAAAGCACCCATATAGTCGCCACTCAGAACTTGCTGTCCAATTTGTCCCCATTTGGAACCCATGAAATTATTAAATCCACTGGTTAAGCTACTCCATGCATTAGCACCACTAGTATACAAATTCGATAAACCTTGACCAAAACCACTCATACGCAAGTTCATTAACCAATTTGGTGTGTTTACTACAGACTGAGCAGTAGAACCAATAGCAGCAAATTGACTTAATCCACTAAAGGCACTCATTACAGCACCCATAACATTACCCTGCTGTAAAGAATTAATACCATTAATCACTGCCATTGGTATTTGCATACCAGGAATGAATGATAATGCAGTACTTATTATAGGATTACTAGATATTTTATTAACAACATTAGTTACACCATTCCATATACCACTACCAATTTTCTTAACTCTCTTCCATAGACCGCCAAAAAGCATCTCTTGAAGTTCTCCACCCTCTGCAAAAGGCCACCAACTACTCTTCTTCTCTTTCTTTTCAGGTTTTTTCTTAGAGAAGAGACCAGACCACCAATTTGTCTTCTTCTTTTTCTGTTTTTTCTTTGGTGTCTCTTGCTTCTTATTACCACCAAATAGATTACTAAACCAATTACCTGACTTCTTCTTCTTTTCTTCCTTCTTTTCTTCCTTCTTACCACCAAATAGATTACTAAACCAATTACCTGACTTCTTCTTTTCTTTTTCTTTCTTTATCTCTTTGTTTGCTTGCTCCTTGTCATTCTTAAATAAATTAGTAAACCAATTATCATTCTTCTTTTGCTGTAATTTAGGGGTTTCAAATTTTGAAAATAAACCACTAATATCTCTATTTTCTGTAAGAGATCTAGCATAATCAAGTTGATGTTGCAACCTTCCTTGCTGCACATCATCCAATTGATTTCGTGTCCCTAAATTTAACTTTCCCCACCAAGATTGTTCTGCTCTTAGTTTTTGACGTGCCTCTAATTCATTTTGATAGTATTGTATAGTTGCTTCTGCACCAGTTGCTAAGAATCTTTCATCTACAGCATTTTCAAGTTTCTTATCTTGATACCTTCCCAGTGGATCAAATACAACAGCGTCTATGATCTCATTAATTGCCCAGTCAATACCAGCATAAGCAACACCACCTTTTATAAAGTTACCACCACCTCGTATAAGACCACCAGGTTTAAACTTTGTTATAAGATTCCTACCTTTAGTCCAGAAATTACTCTTAAGTCCACCTTGACCCTGTGTTACATTACTGCCACTGAATAGCTTACTAAAGAAATTACCTGATTTACCACCCACCCCTTCTGTTATCTTACTGGGATCAGCTTTGCTTTTGAATAATCTCTGTAACCAATTACCTTTTACACCACCAGTACCTTGAGTAAAATTCTTTTTCTTGAATAGATCCTTCCACCAATTACCTGTTTTTGGGGTACCACCTTTTCCACTACTTACTCTATCAGAAGCTTTCTGACCAAATAGTTTTTGCCACCAACCACCACCAGTACTTCCAGAAACACTTACATTAGGTTTTTGCCCAAGGAATCTTCTACCCTTTCTTAAAAATTCTCTAAGTCCTCTAAATGGTCCTGTTGATTGTCCTCCACTTGTAGTGACTTTATTTCTAAATCTTTGACCAGGTCTGCTGCCTGGTTTTTGATTTGGGTTTAAATTTCTATTACCACTTTGGTTTCTACGCCTTCTACCACCCCTTCTACCGCCGCCCCTATCTCCAGTAAGTAAATCGACTAGTGCTAGAATATCAGTAATAATACTGAAAGGGTTCATCAGGTATTTCAACCCGATCAAACCCTTCATTATAGATCCAAGACCACCTAACCTTTCTATAAATGTCCCATTAGGATCTGTTAGAGCAGAAAATCCTTCTAGAATATTGTCAGTAAATCCTGCTGCCCAACCAAATAGTTTTTTAAAGACAAAATGCGTCTTCTCTAGAAAATCTGATAACTTCTCAATATTAGCAGGATCTCCTACCCATTCAAGTACTTCCTTTGTGATAGCAATTCTAGCTATAAAACCAAGAAATTTTCCAATCGGTGCTAAGAATTTTTCTATCCAACTAAGACCACCCTTAGCAATCTTTAAAGATGTTTTGCTTAATTTAGGTTTTTTAGTTTTTGCTGCCTTCTTATTTTCTATTGCTTCTTCTGTCGCCTGATCTAATTCTCTTCTTTCTCTGCGACGTTCTGCTTTTGCTCTTAACTTATCATTCTTAATTTGACGGATTGCAATCCTTTCTATATCACTAACAAGCGTTCCTATTGAGGAAACTGTACCTCCTAGTCTATTCAACGCTAAGGTTTGTTTTCTAGCAGCAGCAACTGTTGGAGATTTCAGATTTGAAACTCCAGGATTTACAAATTTGTATACTTGTAATTTAGCCACCAGATGCTTGTTGCTCCTTCATTCTACGTTCCTCTTCTTTGAGGAAATTGACTAACATATTCACATAAATCTCCTTTTCCCAAGGCATCAGATTATCAATATTAGCGATATCCCATTTATGGTGATGCATTAAGGAAAAGTTTCCTTCATAATAAGCCTGTAGATTGGTGTGAAGAAGAGCTATTCGAAAAAACTCGCTAGACCCTCCAGTACAACCTCACTCTCAACTCCAGTATTAGGGTTAGTAACCTTAACAATGTGTTGAAGTTTAGGCATTTTTTCAAAAAATTCCTGTATCATCATGAATTGCTTGCTATTCATTTGATCAAAAAATTCTATTAGTTCTTTTTTAGGAACAGTAGAACAATCATAAACTTGATTGGCATCACTAATTGATTCTACACAACTTGCTGCCATATCAAAAACTTGGTCAACCTCAGCACCCTCACCAAAGTTCATAGCAACGAATGTTTCAATAGTGGGGTATCCCATTGTAATAGCAACTTCCTCAGAAATTTTAAGATCCTTTTTATGACCTCTAGTTTTCTTGACTTTAATTTCGTCTAAAGGAATAGAAACTGATACAGTAGTTTCATTATCATCAGGACAAGTTACATTGACATCTACACTTTCACCAACAGATTTTGTACGAATCTGCAAGAAAACGAATTCAATATCAAATGTAGCAAGTTTTTCTACATCTGTAATGTCTGTACAATCTTTGATGATATCTTTGATTGCAGAAACAATAACGTTTTGATCACCATTTTCAGTAGCTAAGAGAAGGACTTTCTCCTCCTTTACAAGAAATGGTCTATAATTCACAGTTCTACCGTCTGAGGGTAGTTTCATTTTGTACTTAGGTACACTAATCTTAGGTAATGCCATAGATATTCACATCAGTACATTTATTTAGGCGATACCAGTAACGGTCAATGCTGCGTTAACGATAGTATTCAAGACTGATGTATTATTGGAAGTTGTATTAGAAGTATAATCATCTAATGTTCCACTTACAGTCATATATTGAATTGTATTAGAATCAAACTGATCAGCAGTATAGAAACGATATCTCTCATAATAAAAACCAACACTCAAAGTCATTGTCTGAGCATTAGAGTTATTCAACTGAACCGAACCGATATTATATGGATATAAATTTTGAAGTTCCCAAGCAGCAGTTAGTTGATACTTTCTTGCTAGTAATAAATCTGCGTTTCCACTTTCTCTTATAGCATTAATTAACTCAGGATCACTAACTGCTAAACCTCCACCACCTCTTTCCCACTTGTAAATCATCATTTTCTTACAAACATAATCATCATAATATCTTGTATATTGCTCACTATCACTTGCCATCATAGTTGTCCATCTCTCAAAGAAGTTTCTTGAATATTGAGAACGTGGCATTCTAAAGTTTATACTAATCTGACTATATGCTGTATTTGTTGCATACTTAAACGGTGATCCAACATAAGGAGTTTGTGAAGTAGTAATCTGCTTACTTGGAAGATTTACAGTATCAGCATAGTAATCAAGTAACCAACCCAAATCATTACTATCTTGATTAATATCGAATGCTCTTTGAGGTGGGTTTTCTTGTATTGGTCCCACAAAATAATGAGAGGTTTGTGCAGCTGGGGTTTGCAGCATCTTCGGTGACATAAATCTTACCGAAAATAAATTACTAAAACTAGGAGCATTATCTTTACCCTTTGTGTTAGCTATAAATTGCTTGAATGACGGGTATCTTGCGAAGTCTGGTGTAGGGATTGCCATTAGATTTTAAGTTCCTTTTCTGTGACTACCATAAATTCCCAACCGTGATCTTTACAAAACTCAGTCGCTGCTTTAAACTTTGCTTGATTTACAGCATAAGTCATAACTTCACTTATATATTTTTTAGTGTTTCGCTTTTGAGTTTTTGGTTCTTTCGTTTGATATGATGGTTTAACTTCTGCAATATATTTCTTTTTTCCTACTTTAACGTAGAAATCTGGAAAATATCTATGTCGTTTACCATCAACAGGTGAAATATAAGGTATAATAAATTCTTCACTACTCCATTCTTCTACAGAAGGACTAGATTCGCACCATTGCATAAATTTATACTCCCATGAGGAGCGATATACCACGTTTCGTGGGTCACCTTTGTATTTCCTGGGATTAGAAACACGATACTTACCTCGATATCTCATAAATACATACAAGTCACGTAGTATTTAGGTAGAAAAGTTGACAATATATCGCTACCCCTTAGATCCACCTGTAACAGGAAACACTTCTGTAGATAATCCTACACAGACAGTTGACTATGTAATGTTTCAGAGAAAAAGAATTCAGTATGATGATAGTAATGGTTCAAATTACTATGGTTTAAACATTCCTAACAATAACGTTGCATTTAATACTAATCCTAATCGTTGCTATATCGCAATGCCTCAGAATCTCTCAACTCAATATCAACCAACATATCGTCAAGTTGATGTAGGAGTTGCTGGAGTAGCAGCGGCTACTGGATTGGGTGTTAGTGATTATGATCAAGCTGCTGCAGCATTACAAACAGCTGCACAACAAGCATTACCAGAATTCGCAACTGGTACACTGTCATCAATTGCTCAAGGTGCTTCACAATTTTTAGGATTAGCAGGTACTTTTAGTGCAAATGATATATTGGCATTATCTAAAGGAAAGGTTTTCAACCCTTACACTGAGCAATTATATAGTAATATGCAGTTTAGAAATCACTTGTTCTCATTTAAGTTTTTTGCTCGTAGTGATAGAGAATCTAGGGAAATTAATCGTATTATCAAATATCTGAAAAAAGGTGCTTTACCGATATATGGAGCAACAGGTGGAGGAACTGGTATTATTAATGATGATGATGCTAGAGATCAGGATGATAATTCTATTAGTGCTCAAGGATTCATTGATAAATTAGATGAAAACCTGAATAGCGTAGGAGCTGCCCGATTCTTCGAAGTTCCAGACAAATTTGATATTAAATTTATTCGTTTAAATCCTAATTCAGATGGTAACGTTACAAGTCACGATCTTCATTATAAAGTACATACATCTGTGTGTACTGGAATTGATGTAAATTACACTCCAGACGGTCAATATAATGCTGTCAAAGGTGGAATAACTAATGTTACAACAAATGCACCATTACAAGTTCCTGCAGTTACCGTGAATTGTAGATTTACAGAAACTCAACTTGTAACACAAGGACAAATCGATCAGGGGTACTAAAATGTCAGGATATTTTTCTTATTTTCCTAATGTATACGTTGGTGAGGGTGTCGAAGATGATGAGGCATTCAAATACCGACTAGTTAAAAATATTTTTAGAAAAATTAAAGCAAGACCCGATTTAAATCAATATACAACTCTTTTTGAAGCATATTCAATTAGAGTTGGAGAAACTCCTTCTACACTTGCAGGAAGATTATATGATGATCCAAAACTAGATTGGGCAATCCTCTTAATTAATGATATCACTGACGTATATGAACAATGGCCAAAGGAGCAAGACCATTTAGAATCTTATGTAGATGAAATCTACACTGCCGATAAAAGAGATGACATTCATCATTGGGAAACTAATGAGATTCTACTTGATAATGGTACACCAGTTATCAAAGAAGGTATTGAAGTAACTGAAGACTGGAGAACTATAATGCCAAATGGTGATGTAAAAACTGCAGAAGAATCAAGAGCACCAGTAACTAACTATGAACATGAATATTATAAGAATGAAGTAAAAAGACAAATTTTACTTCCAGTTAGTAATATGTTAAATATCATGACTGAAGAGTTCGAAGACTTAGTTGCATACGAACCTCATAGTGAACTTGATGATGCAAATAACAAAAAAACACCATTAAATATTATCTCTAGATTCTTAAATAACACAGGATCTGCTAGTTTTGCTAGTGCAGTTCGCTCTGCAGTAAATGGAACTGGTGTAGTTACCTATGATGATGGACCTGGTAACGTTGGTGGTACGAATACTTTATCATTAACTGCTGGAGTTAGTAATGTGGTAACTAGTACTACAAGCACAAGTACAAGCACAAGTAGTAGTTCTTCAAGTTCTAGCAGTAGTTCTTCTTCAAGTTCTAGCAGTAGTTCTTCTTCAAGTTCTAGCGGCGGATACTAAAAAACCCTACAGACAAAAAAATACCCCGATTTTTTTTCGGGGTATTTTGGTAATTAAAAGTCGAATTATATATCAACCTCCATCAATATCACAACCTATCACACTACCACTGACAATTCCAAGAGGGATTGCCCACCAACGTCCATCTCCTTGAGATATTGCTGCGGCAGCTCCACCACCTAAGATACCACCAAGGATTGCTCCTTCACTACACTCATTACCATCAGGTGAAGGTTCTCTTTGAAAGATAGGTCTTGATGGTCTTGAATGATTACATGGTACTTCAACAGTATCATGCCATGAATTAACATATCCTGGTCGATTTGCTGTGCCAGGAACATACTCTTCTCTATACTCTTTACGAGTACATGTACTACTAGACGAATAACCTGGTTGATAACTATTACTCGTTCTCCACCAAGGTCTTACTGGTTCTCTTCTTACTCCTCTATATTCGTGAGGAGTAGAACTTGATGCTGTTGTAATTAATCTATCAACCCAATTTCTAGAGGGAGCATCTTCATATGCTTGACGATTACTACGATCACCAATACTCTCTGCACTAACAGGGGCAATTAGGAATGGTAGTAACAACAGAGGTAATGCTTTCATTGTAATCCTTTTTAATATGTATATTATAGCATAAAAAAGGGGGTGTGTAACCCCCTTTGTGACAGTTTCCTATTTGGTTTCTAGGATTGCTTCTTTAATCACCGTCTTTAATTGTCTTAGTTTTTTCTTACCAAGACCTGCTCTTGTATCAATTTGTACCTTTAACCAGTACACAAAGGCAAGTACCAGTATAAACTGAATGCCTTCTCCCCATGACAGATTCCATGCTTCATTAAGATCTAATGAAGCAGCAGCTAATAAATTAATCATTTAATCTTCACCTGCAAGTTTAGCAAAATATGAAAGAGTATCTTCGGAATCCTCAACAGGAGACGAAGCAACTGCATTCTTAAGACCAGCGAGGTCAGAATCATTGAAACCACCAGAAGGTTTTGGTTCATACTCCTCACTATCAACACCAATATTAGGACGTACAGGTGCAGCACCTTTACCAAGAACTAAGTTAAGGCGTTTCTGTAGATCTTCATATGACTTGAAGTTCTTCTCCGCTTCAAACTCTGCAAGAGAGTAACCCTCTTTCCAGATACCTTCTAGTTTATCATCATCGAAGTTACCTAACACTTTAGGTGCAGCGAACTCAGACTTATCATAGTTCCAGTAACCATCAACCTTGCGTATCTTCAATTTGAAGTCAGCACCCTTCCAGAAATTGAAAGGATCAATAGGACTCTCATCTGCAAATGCAGGTTGCATTGCTTCAACAAGTTTATCAAAAATCTTCTTACCAAATTTGTATAGGAAGACACGACCCTCATTCTCAGGGTGAGCAGGATCTTGAACAACATAAATGTTGCTGTAGTAGGAAAGTTTACGCTTCTGAGCACGTGCGATTTCCTTATCGCTATCACGACCACTGTTCCAAAGTTCCCTGTTCAGTTCTCCAACGGGATCATCCTTACCAAGTGTAG